GCAGAAGAGGGTAAGCTGCCTAATGGTAACACATATGCTATCATGAAAATGGGTGCAGGTGACAGTGTAGATATTACTCAGGAAGATCAGAGTAAGTTAAAAGACTTCATGGAGTACATTGAATACCAGAACTCTTACATCCTTAATCAGTGGGAAGAAAAACATACAGAGGGTATCTCTAGTGATGACGCTGATGTAGTTGCATCATTCGTTAACGTAGAAGAGGCAGACTGATATGAACCACCATGCTGAACTAGCTGTCTACGACTTCTTATATCGTGCTACTAAGGGTAAGACAGTCATGGCTGAAGGTATCCGTAAGCAAGTTGCTGCGGATGTCGAGGCTGCACTAGAGAAACAGTTTAGCGGTGGGCCACGTGATAAGTTTAGACTAAGGATGTCCAACATTGGGCGTCCTACTTGTCAGTTGTGGTTTGATAAGAATGAACCTGAGGATAAAGCACCTTTACCTCCACACTTCCTAATGAACATGATCATAGGGGATATTGTAGAGGCTGTATTCAAGGGACTTCTTCGTGCTGCTGATGTAGAGTTTAAAGACAACGACAAGGTTACACTAGAACTTAGTAATGGTGTGTCTATTAAAGGAGAGTATGATATGATTATGGATGGCAAGGTGGATGACGTTAAGTCTGCATCTCCTTGGTCATACAACAACAAGTTTGCTAGCTTTGAATCGCTGGCTCAAGGGGATAGTTTTGGCTATGTACCTCAGCTAGTAGGCTATGCTACTGCAGCTAACCAAGCTGTAGGTGGATGGTGGGTTGTCAACAAAGCCAATGGTGAGTTCAAGTATGTGGATGCCAGCGGAGTAGATGCCCCAGCAGTGATCAAAGACATAGAAGATACAGTGTCCTACATCAATGATGACAAGCCCTTTGAGAGGTGCTTTGAGGCAGTGCCAGAGACACACTATCGTAAGCCTACAGGTAACCTTAAGCTTGGCGTAGAGTGTGGCTTCTGTTCCTTCAAACATAAGTGCTGGCCTAACTTACATACACTACCTGCTGTCAAGTCCACAGCACGTAACCCTAAGGAGGTTGACTACGTGTTTGTCGATCCGCAATACCTTGAGGGTACAAATGGTTAAACGTAGGCACACCAACAACTATCGCAGTGGTCTTGAGAAAGAGATTGCTGCGTGGTTAAAGAAGAAGAAGCAACCCTTTAAGTATGAAGAGTTGAAGGTGGAATGGGAAGACCTTAAGTATCGTACCTACACACCTGACTTCGTACTAAACAATGGCATCATCATAGAGAGTAAAGGTATCTTTGATAACGCTGATAGACGTAAGCATCGTGAGATAAAGAGACAGCACCCAGAGCTAGACATTAGGTTTGTATTCAGCAATGCTAATGCTAAGCTATACAAGGGAGCTAAGTCTCGCTACTCGGATTGGTGTAAGAAGTATGGCTTTCAGTGGTCACACAGGGTGATCCCTGAGGAATGGTTAAGTGAACTAGGTGAAGAGATTACATTGGACAGAGTTAAGTTAAAGACTGAACGAAAGGATACTACATAATGCACCAGCTAGATGACGATGATATTGCTATAGTTATTAATCCAGGTAATTATGAAGAGGGTCAGTGGGATGGTGGGGTAACAATCAATCTAGCTGTATCCAAGGACTCTTCTGTACCTGCTAGTGTACAGGCGCACATCTTTAATATGGCATCTATGATGTCAGCGTTCTTAGATGTAGCCATTGAACACCCAGACATCTATGACTTAGTTGCAGAGCGTAGAGATTATTTGCTAGGCCTTGAAGGAGATGAAGAAAAGCTTGACGTTAAGAAGGATGGTAATGTATACACATTAAACCGATGGACTAAGACGGAGGGAAATGCATGAAAGAAGGATGGGAGAAGATAGAACACGCAGATAAGTATGATCCTGTAGAACGCCCAGCGCACTACAACATGGGCGGCGTGGAATGTATTGACTACATCAAGCAGGTGCTAGGACTGCAGGGTTTCATTGACTACTGCCAAGGTAACATGATTAAGTATCAACACAGGTACAAATACAAGAGCAACCCAATGGAAGACATGAAGAAAGCAGAGTGGTACTTACATAAAATGAATGAAGCTTTAGCGGAGAAGTATCAATGATAAGTCAGGATGATATAGATGCAATGCAACCTAAGATGCCACACGAGAAAGTAGCAGAGTTCATTGTAGCATTTAAGGGTTCGCTTGATCCCCGCTTGTGGATTAAACTAATAGATGAGGAGCTAGAGGAGTACGTAGCTGAGACATACGGTACAGCAGAGCACCTCAAAGAACTGTGTGATCTACTATATGTATCAACAGGCTTAGCTCTTACTGCACCTGACCACATAGGTAATCTCTTACGTGAAGAAGAGCGTGAGACTGTACTCAAACAACAGACTAAGGTTAGTCGTATGATGACTAGCGGATTAGAGCAGTACGGTGAGCGTGTATTCATGGAAGCATTCTCACGTGTACATAACAGTAACATGTCTAAGCTAGACAGTGAGGGCAACCCTGTGCTAAGAGAAGATGGCAAGGTTATGAAGGGTCCTAACTATAAGAAGCCAGACCTTACAGACCTAATAGGTAGGGCAGCATGAAGTTTAAAGTTAACATGACTATAGATGTAGATGAAGAAGATAACATCTTACCTGTAGCAGAAGAAATGTATAGTCAAGTAGTGAAAGAAATGATACAAGATATCATCTACGACATTGACGCAGCGGAAATTAAACACATAGAGGTTAAACAAATATGAACAACTTACTACCCACAGACTACCAAGCCTTCATCCACACATCACGTTACGCTAGGTGGCGAGATGAAGAAGGGCGTAGAGAAACCTGGTCAGAGACAGTAGATCGTTACATCAACAATATTGTAGGGGATAAAGTACCAGAAGATATAGCAGATGAAATACGATGTGCTATACTAGACTTATCTGTCATGCCATCTATGAGAGCGTTGATGACAGCAGGGCCAGCGCTGGATAGAGATAACACAGCAGGGTACAACTGTTCTTATCTACCCGTAGATGACCTTAAATCCTTCGATGAGGCTATGTTCATCCTGCTCTGCGGCACTGGTGTTGGCTTCAGTGTTGAGCGTCAGTTCGTCACCAAGCTCCCCGAAGTCCCTGAGTTGTTCGACAGCGAGACTAACATCGTCGTCAAGGACAGTAAGGAAGGTTGGGCTAAGGCTCTTCGTCAAATGATTGCACTCCTTTATAGTGGTGAGATTCCTAAGTGGGACATATCCCGTGTTCGCCCTGCTGGTGCAAGACTTAAAACCTTTGGTGGCAGGGCGTCAGGCCCAGCGCCTTTGATTGATCTGTTCAACTTTGTTATCCATACCTTCAAAGAAGCACAAGGGCGTAAGCTGTCTTCTCTGGAGTGTCACGACATCATGTGTAAGATTGGAGAGGTAGTTGTTGTAGGTGGTGTACGTCGATCTGCTATGATCTCTCTGTCTAATCTGAGTGATGACCGTATGCGTCACGCTAAGTCAGGAGCTTGGTGGGAGAACAACCCACAACGTGCCTTGGCTAACAACTCTGTAAGCTACACTGAAAAGCCAGACAGCCTTAGCTTTATGCGTGAATGGATGGCACTGGTTGAGAGTGGCAGTGGTGAGCGTGGTATCTTTAATCGTGAAGCAGCTAAGAAACAAGCATCTAAGAATGGCAGACGTAGAATAGAATATGAGTTTGGAACCAACCCATGCAGCGAGATAATTTTACGCCCAAATCAGTTCTGTAACCTAACAGAGGTAGTGGTACGCGCTACAGATAATTTGGAGTCACTTGAACGTAAGATTAGGCTAGCTACTATCTTAGGTACAATACAATCCTCTTACACTAAGTTCCCTTACCTGCGTAAGATATGGGCTAACAACACAGAAGAGGAGCGCTTACTTGGTGTATCCCTAACAGGTATCATGGACAACAAGCTTATGACTACAGCTAACAAAGGACTAGAGAAAACTCTGGAGTACTTAAAGGATGTTGCTGTTGTTACTAATGCTGAGTGGGCAGAACGTTTAGGTATACCTGTGTCTGCTGCTATCACTTGCGTTAAGCCGTCAGGTACAGTGTCACAACTTGTTGATTCAGCCAGTGGTATTCATGCACGTCACTCTCGTTATTACATACGTACTGTACGTGGAGATAATAAAGATCCACTCACACAGTTCATGAAGGATCAAGGTATCCCTAATGAGCCTGTCGTTATGAAACCTGACGCTACGACAGTGTTTAGCTTCCCTTTGCAAGCACCGACAGGAGCAGTAACTACATCTGATATGTCAGCTATTGATCAACTTGAGATGTGGTTAGCCTATCAGCGCAACTGGTGTGAACATAAGCCGTCTGTAACAATCAATGTTAAGAACGATGAGTGGTTTGAGGTAGGTGCATTTGTGTACCGACACTTTGATGAGATGTCTGGTGTGTCGTTCTTGCCGTACAACGAACACACGTATCAGCAAGCACCCTACCAAGATGTAGGTAAGACAGACTACTCTATGTTGAAATCTATTATGCCTAAGACTATTGACTGGTCTAAGCTATCAGAGTATGAACAAGAGGACAATACAGCAGGTAGTCAGACACTGGCTTGCTCTGGTGATAGTTGTGAAATAGTAGACCTATTATAAGGAAGGAGATAACCATGATTGAATTACTAGCCGTAACAGCAGCTGTAACTATTCTCATAGACATGCTAACATAAGTACTAACACCTAAGCACGTGTATAAACTGCTTACTTAACAAAGGAGATTACAATGTTCACAGCCCGAGCTATAGTATGTGCATTAGAAGGAGAAGGTGCATGCTTCTCTGCCACTAACAAAAATATATGCCCTACATTAGAAGCTTGCGAGAAAGATTTGTATACAGCATTTGCTTACGCTGAAGCTAATGGGTTTCGTCTAAAACGTTTTGAGTGTTTTAACTGGGGAGTGGATACATGACTTACACTGTTATATCCCGTAACCAATGCAACTTCTGTGACACAGCTAAGGCAATACTGAAGGGTGCAGGTATAAGTTATGTAGAGTTTAATGTATCAACGGATAGTTCTAAGTGGGTACTAACCCTCATGA